GCTCGTAAAATCTACATGGTTGATACGGGAGAGGTCGGAAGTATTGGAGTAGTGGCAACGTATCAAGATCGTTCCCAGGCCAACGCGGACCGGGGAATTAAAACGATTGAGATAGTAAGTTCCCAGTCACCACATAAACGACCAAATCTCGACACCCCAGAGGGTCGCGGTTTAATCCAGACAGTAGTGGACGACCTCGCGGACGTATTCGTGGGAGCGGTTGCGACCAATATGGGGACCACAGTGGAAAATGTTCTGGCTACTTTTGGCCAGGGTACTATGTTGGTCGGACAGAAAGCCGTGGACGCCGGTATGGCGGACGGGATTACCACCTTACAGAAATTAATAGATGAAAAAAACGGAGGGTCGACTGGTTCGGTCGCCTCTAATGTTATATTAACGGGGGAGACCCCAAACAATAAAAACGCGCAAGCGGAGGAGAGTTTTATGTCCGGAGAAGATAAAACATTGACCACGGCGGAGGTAGCGGCAAAACACCCCTCTGCTGTGGCTGAGTTAAACAAAAAAGCGGTTGACGACGACCGCACACGTATTAAGTCTATTGAAGCACTGGCCGACGGTGTTACCAATATGGGACCCGGTGCCGTGTCCGCGGCTGGCAAAGTAATTGCAGAGAACAAGTTCGACGGCGATAAGTCGGCGGGGGATGTTTCTGTCCTTGTTATGGGAGCAGTTAACGCGGCCCAGAATAAAATCACAGCGGCAACAGCGGCGGACGCGTCTAGTGTGGCTATTACGGCGGAAGATATCCCCGACGGTGAGAACAACACCACGGAAGAAAACGAAGAGGTCGACGAAGAAGCAACAGCGGACGACATCGCCGCCAGCATGTAATCTGTTGTTGTAATTGTATTTTTGTTTAAAAATTTTAGAAATATTAACAGTAAAACATAAACCCAATTAAAGATGGTGCAATCCTATCCACTGGCCAGGGTGTTGTCCTAGGTGGTACGGTTCTCGGAAAAATAACGGCAACCGGTAAACTCCTCGTGTGTGATAAAGACGCCGTGGACGGTTCCGCTATTCCTTTCGGTGTTCTTTATTGTACAACCGACACAACCGCGGAAGATAAAACAGTGGTTATTTACCTCCAGGGTTCTTTTAACGAGGACAAACTGGTTTTTGCGGCGGGTACGGTTTTGGCCGATAAATATACCGAGCTTCGCCACCTTAATCTTATGGCTTTCGCTACTATTATAATTTAGTAACGAAAAACAGGAGGGCCATAAGGTCCTCCACTTACAATTTTATTTGTTTTAATTAACTAGAAATCTATAAAAAAGAGAGTATAAAATGGCTCACGAACTAGAAACACTTTACACCCCTCGTACAATGTTAAAAGCATTAGAGCAAAAGCCGGCGCCGTCGTCTTTTCTCCGTGATATGTTTGTTACCAGTACCGAGGAACACGATACGGATGTGATCGAAATTGATATTGAAAAAAGCGGCCAGACGGTGGCGGCTTATGTTGCTCGTGGTGGTGACGCTAACCGCGTGGCTATGAGTGGTTTCACCACTAACCTCCACGTTATCCCGTATGTAAACGAGGAAATGCGTTTTACACCTAAAGACCTTAAGGTCCGCCTGGCCGGTGAAACTGCTTACTCGTCTGGTGCAAAAAAACGTCTCAACTCTAAAGTAGGTAAGGGACTTTCTAAGCTCCGCGACCGCTTTAAAAACTTGGAAGAGTTACAGCTTTCGCAGTCTCTCCAGACTGGCCTGGCGGTTATTTCCGGAAAAGATGTTAGTTACACGGTGAATTTCCAAATGGACCCGAACCACATTATGATTAACACCGGGGATGATCTATGGGACGACACAGACTCGAAGAAAATCGAGCAACTCCGCGAAATGGCGGCGCTACCAGTACAAGCCGGTGCACCCGCTCCGACTGTTGTAATTATGGGAGTAGATGCGGCCGCGGCTTTCATTGACGACGACGACGTTAAAGAAAAAGTGGACCTGAAAAACTACAACACTGGCCACATCGATTTTAAACAGCTTAACGAAAATAAAGCGACTTATCTCGGACACATTAACGAAATCGGTCTCTCTGTTGAGTTGTATAGTTACCAGGCGACATATACCGACGACCAGGGAGCCACTCAATTCTTTTTCGATAGAACAAAGATTGTAATGGGATCAACCACCGCGAGAGTAACCGCTCACTATGGTATGATTGAAAACCTTAACCACGGCTCACATATTGGAAAAGAGTTTCCGGATTTTGTTGTGGACCCAAAAGGTAAATACGCCGATCTTTCTTTGGAGTCTGGCCCGCTTATGGCTGTACACCAGCCGGACGCGTTCGTGGTTCGTAAAGTTCTCGCGTAACATCGTTTTTATTATTAGCGGGGTCCGGTTCGCCTGGCCCCGTTTCTCTTTTTAATTAAGTTTTTAGTTACAGAACAAAAGGAAAGCAGAATGGAAAAAACATATACAGAAGAAGAAAAAAAGGTTATACTGGAGGAACTTCTCGACCTGGACCAGGTGGACGACGTTCGAGCGGAACGATTTATCTCCGCCGGTATTGTAACCATTGAAACAGTATCGAAAATGACCCAGGCAAAAATTGCGGAAGTTACCCAATGCAGTAAAAGCACCGCGAAAGTTATTAAAGAGGACGCCGTGGAAGTAATGGCGGCCGTCGCGGAAGATAACGACACTCCAGATGATACTGCAGATGATACTGCAGATGACACTCCAGATGATACTGCAGATGATACTGCAGATGATACTGCAGATGATACTGCAGATGATACTGCAGATGATACTGCAGATGATACTGCAGATGATACTGCAGATGATACTGCAGATGACTGCAGATGATACTGCAGATGATACTGCAGATGATACTGCAGATGATACTGCAGATGATACACCACCAGCCGCCGACGATGTCGACGAATCTGGTATCGCTGGCCAGGACGACACAATGGAGGTTTATATCCTTAATGCAAGCGTTAAAGGTTTAAAAACCGGTAAGGCGAACACACGGGACGAAATCGAAAAAGTGGGTAAAGGTCTCACGGAATACCTAATCGGTTGCGGTGTACTCGAAAAAATAAAAGGATAGCATTATGTCAATACTCTATACCCACGGACTCCAGGAATTAATGGGGGGAAATATCGATCTTACTAACGACGATATCCTCGTCGTATTGGTCTCCGGATACGTTCCAGATTTTGAGAATGACCGGGCCCAGTCGGATATCCCAGAGGAGTCCCAGGTTATAGAGTCGACGCTATTCGGTAAAACTCTCGACGGGACCCGTTTCTTAGCGGACGACGTCGAGATTACCAATTTAACCGACGAGCGGGAAATTACTGGGGTGGTTTTACTCCAGGCCGTGGAGGATATCGACGACTCCACACTTATTTCCTTTATGGACGGAACTGGTTTTCCGTTCACGCCCGACGGCTCCCCCATAACGATATGCTGGGACCGCACCGAGGGCGGACCGGGAATTTTTAAGATTTAGGAGTTTCTAGTGTCTATCGATTTAATTATTACAGGAATCTACCGCCCAGCCGTTCCCGGTCTGGCGGTTTCTGTTATTACCCCCCTTAATCCCCTTTTTGTGATTATGGAGGAGGACCTGGAGAATACGTTTTTTAACGACCAGGAGTTCGCGGAAGATGCGAACTACACACACAAGACCGGAAACGTTACCGTTTATAAATGTCTTTACGACGACCCGACCACCAACATATCCGCCTCCTCGGACGTCGAGGTTACACTCCTCCGTCCCCAGGTTATGGTCCGAGAAAAACAACTCCAGAAACCCGTCTCCAAAGGGGACCGACTCACCGTTCGAGGTATTCGTTACGCGGTCGACGACTATATCAGTAACGGCGTGGGTATTCTTACAATTTTCCTAGTGAAAAAATAAGGAGCTTAATACAATGAAATTACACCACAGAACGGTTATTCGCCGCTATATTCAAAAATTACTTTCCAACAAAGTAGACGTGGGGAAAAGGGTTTACACGAACAGACCCTCCCCTCGAATGTTGGAACACCTACCATGTATCTGTATTCATTATGGCCCAGAGCCCGCGACGGCCTGGAGTGGTGACGAATACAACGTCGATAAATACGAACGTAAACTCCGAATAAATATTGATATTATCGTGGAGGAACAACTCCGCCCGGATGAAGATATCGAAAAAAATATCGATGCGGAGGACCTCCTGGACTCTTTTGGCCTGGAAGTTGAGGACGAAATGAACCACGATTACACACTGGGCCGGTTGTTAGATGACTGGGACCCAGAGGACGGCGACGGTTTAAGTATGGGGTCCCGACTAATAACCGTCGACCCTTACAAAATCGGAGAAGATGCGGACCGGGAGATTATCGCCCAGCGTTTAACCTACGAAGTTCCGTATATTTCCGAAAGTATTCGCAACTTACGTGTCCCCAACTTCTTATATTATAGAGTAGATATCACAAAAACAGGGGTTGACGAATCCACAGTTGACCCGGTACTTATTGCCGCGGAGGGTAAAATAAAAGGATGGTAAGAATAAAAGTTAGACCACAAAAAAAAGACCTTACGGTTTTGGATGTTAACGGGAATAAAATACCGTACAAAATCAAAGGACACGGGGTTCCCAGTACGGCGTTTTATAGACGTCTTATTCGAGACGGTGACCTGGTTAAAATTGGAAAATCAACAAACACCCCCGCGGGCGGGGAATAGTAACCACTTAAGGAGTAAAATATGACAACAGGGGTTCCAAGTAATGTAATAGTCCCATTTATGGGTGTGAGTTTTGACTCGTCCAGGGCAACCGCTGGGCCGTCGGAGCTACCATTTACCGCGCTAGTCTTTGGAGAAAAGACCACGGGGGCAATGATTGACGGGACGCAGTATTTAGTCACAAGTGACGACAAGGTCGGGGCACTTGCCGGCTACGGTTCGGCGCTTCACCGTGCGGCCATAAAATGGTTCGCGAATAATAGAATAACTACAACCTACGTTATGTCGGTGGCTAGTGCCGCCGGAGCAGTGGCGGCAACCCAGACGGTGACCATTGCGGGAACTACCACGGAAGTCGGAGAAGTGGCGATATATATCGACGGAGACCGTTACAGCGCTCCCGCCGGTGTTGGTGCAACAGCGGACGAAATTGGGGACCTACTGGCCCTCAACATAACGAACGATACCTCCTCGGTGGTTTCGGCGGCGTATTTAACCGGTGTTTTAACCCTAACAGCGAAAACCCCCGGCGGTGCCGTTGGTGACTTTGTAACACTTTTAAACTATAATGATGGTGAACGTGTTCCCGCTGGCCTTGCCGTTGCGGTTGATGCGTATACCGTTGGAACTGGTGACCCAGACGTCCAGGAAGTTCTGGACAGTATTGGGGACACTTGGTTTAATATCCTCACGGCTCCGTATTCGGACGCCACTAACCTAACAGCTATCGAGACATATCTCTCGGAACGTGCTGGCGTGATGGAGCAAAAAGACGGAGTTTATTACACTGCCCAAAAGGGTACCCGTTCCGAGCTTATCACTTTCGCAACGTCTGGGTCTAGAAACAACCAGTATATCGTATTGGAGGCGGCAACAAACCAGCCCCACGGTATTAACGACGTGGCGGCGGTTGTCGCGGCTCGTTCTGCCGAAAGTGTACAACAGGACCCAGCTAAACCTCTCCATCGTATGGGACTGACTGGTCTTTTACCGGTACCGGTTTCGGAACGCTGGACACTTATCGAACGTAACCAACTGGCCGAAAATGGTATCGCGACTCTTACCCAGGGTAACGGTGTCCAAACAGAGGGAACGGTTACAATGTATCTCAAAAACAGCGCGGCGTCGTCGGATATTGCGTATCAATACCAGAACACGGTTTTTATACTTATGCGCCTCCGTTACCGTTTTGTTAATCGTATCCTTACGAAATACCCACGGGCTAAACTCGCGGATAGTTCGGAACGTATGAGAAGCGGCCAGCAAGTTATTACACCGGCCCTCGGAAAAGCGGAGGCTGTGGCCTGGTTCCTGGAGGAAGAACTCGACGGGCAAGTGGAGAACCTTAAACAGTTTAAAGCGGAGGTGGTTTGTCGTCGTTCTACTACGAACCCGAACCGTCTGGAGTGGATACTTCCGCCTGACCTTATTAACCAGTTTATCGTGGGAAGTGCTAACATGCAGTTTATTCTCCAGGGTAGTAACTAAATAACCGAAACCATTAACGGGGGCCTCCGGGTCCCATTTA